AAGCATATTTGGTATTTCACCCTTATTTAGAAATTCCTTGAAAGTCTTCTTAGTACTTTCAGGTAAAATACAATCATCGATTGTTTTGGGTCTGTATTTTTCAACCCAGATAAAGTCACTCATAATTTAATTCCAATGACGGATTACTCCACTAATAATAAAACAGTTAGTAATGAGATAAGAAAAGAAAATAATAGAACGTACCAGAACAATGTAATTGTCGTATCGTTTAGTCTTTTCATCAGAGAAGCTACCCAACGCATACTTCCAAATCCTCCATACTCTCTTCATTTCTTTTTAAATACACCCAACTTAGAAAATAGCCACAATGTAACTATTGTCCAACCTATAATATACCACATTATTCTTCCTTTTTAACATGATAACCTGCAGATCTTCCTAATGAATTAGATCCTCCTTTCCACTCTTGTTTATCATAATCAAAATCAGGATGTGGTGGAGATGGTACAAAAGGATTCTTAGATCTATTATGAATTGCTATAAATTTGTCTGCTGCATAATGTCCACCTAAACATACCTCAATTTCATCACCATCTTTCCAGTTGGTTTCACCATTCATTTTGGTATGTTGCATTGCTAATTGAATTTCATCAATTATCTTTTGTGTTAATCTCATATTCCTAATAATTTACGTTGACGTTCAAAATATCCATGGAGTATCCATGAACTACTATTCATTTTATCTGTTCCTCCAGTGCCAAATTCAAATAATACCCTTGAATTATCTTTATATCTTTCATATTCTGGTGTATTAGTTTTACCCCTATCACCCCCATTGCAAAATATAACCTCATTAGATATTTCTAAACATTTTGCTATAGCACCACAAGCAGAATCATCAGCATCATCCCATGATATAACAGCATCTACCATATCAAGATGACGAACAATATCTGCACGTTCAGTCCAACACTGAAAGTATTGTCCTTTTTTACGTGTCAACCAAGGATCTCCATTCAATCCTACTACAAGATAATTAGAAAGATCCTTTGCTCTTTTAAAGTACTGAAGATGACCACTATGGATAGGATCAAATCCACCAGTAACTAAACTAAGTCTATCACAAAACATTATTCAAAAGTAGAATCTGGTTCAAGTGCAATAAAGTATTTCAAGTTATAAGTTGAATTTGTAAACTGTGATAATAGTTTAGAAGAAACTATTACATCATATGCACCAGGAATAATCTTAATATTCTCAACCTTAAAGTTAAAGATAAACTCTTTATCAGTCTCACCAACTACAATGGCAAACTCATTAGAAGTATCATTCTTCTTATCACGAACAACAAGTTTAACAACACCTGCTCCACCAACTGCTGAAAAATCAGGTAATTGATATACCGCTGCTGCCTTAAGAAGTTTCTCTAAGGTAACACTATCAAGTTGAAAATGAACATCCTCTGTAGGAAGACTAATCTCCTTATCTGGTGGAGAAATAATAACATTAGGGTCTGCAAAGAAATACTTAACCCTCCTTTTACCTTCACGAATAGTCAAATAAGATTCTTCTTTAAAATCAAGATCAGGATCCTGATGCAATCCAAGTCCATTTAAAAACTGGTTCAAATCGTAGATTGCAAAATCCCTTGAGAAATCTTCAACAATTTCTGCTTCTGCAAGAATATTCTTAGCAACAGAAATTGTACGAAGACTATTTCCTTTCTTTACAAGAATGGAATTGTTAATACCAGCAAAGTTTTTTAAAATTGTGAGAGTTTTTTCAGATAAATTCATTGTTGTAGGTCTCAGTTTCATTGTTACGGCATGTTGTGGTCAATATTTCCACTGGTCATTTTTGGTTTACCGTAATGCTCATCAAAATGTAAGAGTAGCATAGCATAATGTATCACTTTCATCAAGTCTTTCTTATTCTTTCCATCTTTACTCCCATAACGGCTACCATACTTGAGTATGTTTGCTTGACAGAAATCAGAAGCAAGATCTCTAGATGCCATTAAGTCTATAGTCTGAACATTACGATACTCATGTTTAGTTCCAGTATAGTGTCCATTATAAGTACGTGATACATACTCTTCTACATCTTTGAGTATCTCTTTTTCATGATACTTGTTCCTGCTGTCTGATGACATATTCTCCTCTGTTGGATCCTCGGTATTTATCTCAAACCCACCATAGTTTAAATTAATATGATGTGCAATTTGATCATCATTATCTGAAAGAGGATCAACAGCAAAAGGATTTGGCATATCAGGATCATTACGGTTATAATCATACCAATATTCTGAATGTTCATAACCATCAGTAGCATCGGCAGCACTGACAGTAATTCCATCCTGCAATCCACTAATAGTAATACCATTACCCAAATCTTGAGAGGTACTTGTTTTTATTGGATCGTATTCATCACTTTCCTGTGGTGTTACTCTGTTTTCATCAGTCATTTTATCATCTCCATAAAGTTCATCATAAAGTAAACTCCAAGCATTTACCATTATATCAGTTTACCTCCTTATCGTCAAGTTGAAAATCAGCATCTACTTTATCATACAATTCAAGGAATGATTGCTTAGTATCATCATCAAATCTGTTAACACATACTTGAATTGCCTTTGCTTTATTACCAAAGATGTTATATGCACGAAGAATGTGAACTAAACGACGAGTACTAATAATCTCATCAACACCACCATCATAGAATGTTTTGCGGATTATGTCACCCCAATCAACCAATCTCTTACAGAAATCAGTATCAGTAACACCCAATTGAGCAGCAACTGCACCTAAGATTCTATTTTCAATGGTTGGTGATGGATAATCTTGCTCAGATGTTACGGGGAATCGTTCAAGGAAGGCTTCATTAAGCACGTTAGTTCCAATAAATCTTCCATCATCTGAACCTTTACCTTTAGTATTTGCGGTTGCGATGACATTGAAACCCTTCTTTGGTTGGATGAATTTTCCGATTTTTTTAAGGAAAATTCCTTTACCCTCAAGGATTGATTGGAGACAGAGGATTTTGTTACTGGCAAGGTCGATTTCGTCAAGGAGCAAGACAGCTCCTCT